AAAAATCAGGTTGTCGCAAAAGCATCTTCTGAGGCTGGTGCCAAGCAATCTATCTCAAGCGCAGAGCTTCCACCAATGAGTATCAAAGATAAGAAAACTTTGAAGATTGTTAAGTCCAATAAGAAACAAGATGTTGGATACCCTATGAAGGAAGAAATGAAGTCTGTTGTTAGAGAAATATCTCCTGACTTGTATAACAAAGCAGTTGCTGGAAGAAAAGATAAACAGGATAGAGCGGCGAATAGTTCAGCGGCAAATAGCATGAGAGGTAATAGTGCTGGAGCGGCAAAAGATAAAGCAACTTCTAATAAACATGGCATGAAACTTGCTAAGATGAAGGCAATGGGAGTCAATAGAGCGGCAAGTTCATTGCGAAAAGAATCTGTAGAGGAAGCAAAATCTCCTGAAGGAACTATTCGTATTATCGATCTTGCCAGACAGAATAATCCTGAAGTTAGAAAACACCTTAATGTTGCCAAGGCTGGTAACAAGGGATATCAAGTTCAGCGTATGACTAAGGGCGTTTTTACAAATCAAGGTAAACCTTATAAATCAAGCAAAGAAGCTGAAAAGGTAAGAAAAACTGGACAGCACTCTATGCAGATGGAAGCCGCACCTAAGATTGATCCTCAGAAGATGGCCGCACATATGGCGAAGTATAATAAACCTAAGAAGATGACTAATACTCAGAAGCAACTTAGTTCTATTCGTCAACGTGCTGATAAGATGGCTAGAAGAGAAGACTTTACTCCACACATGATGTATGATCCTAAAACTGGCGAAGCTCACAAGGCTGAAAAAGAAGAAGATCATTTGCGTATGAAAAAGATGGGTTATACCCATGATAAACCTGAGAGTTAAAAATGAAAACTTTTAAAACTTTCTTTGAAGAAAAAGACCCAAGACTAGCTCGTGCTGGTGTGTCTGGTTTTAATAAACCTAAAGGGACACCAAGTCACCCTAAGAAGTCTCATATTGTTGTTGCCAAAGATGGTAGCAATATCAAAACAATACGTTTTGGAGAACAGGGTGCTTCAACGGCGGGTGATCCTAAGAAAGGTGAGTCTTCTAAGATGAAAGCTAAAAGGAAATCTTTTAAAGCCCGACATGGGAAAAATATAGCAAAGGGTAAAATGTCTGCCGCTTATTGGGCTGATAAAGTAAAATGGTAATAGAAATATAGGTACTTAAATGGCAGACACAACAGGTAAAAGGTTAGATCGAATCGAAGAGAAGCTAGATAAGATGGGCGAAGTACTAGTTGCTTTAGCTCGTTTTGAAGAAAAAATAGATTCATATAATGAGTATAGAACTAACTCTTGGGAACGTATGAATAAGTTCTCAGAAAAACTTGATAGAATTGAAAAAACAGTTGATGATAATGCACGTACAGTAAACACTATTAATAAATTGTTCTGGATAGGCTTAGTGGCTATCGTGGGATCAATAGCCGCTCAACTTATGGTTTAAGGAGAAACAAAATGGGCAATGTAACTACTAAGTTGATTGAGGCATATGCAGAAGTCAACCTAAACGAAAAAAAGAAACTAGATCCAGTAGATGCGAAAGCATTGAACAAGGATGATGCCGCTGATCGTAAAGATGGAGACATTGACAACGATGGTGACGTAGACAAATCTGATGAGTATCTTCACAATCGCCGTAAGACTGTTAAGAAAGCTATGAAAGATGAAGATAAGAAAAATGAGGATGTTGAAGAAGCTTACGAAGGAACTATGGTCTGCGAAGATTGCGGTTGTGAGCAAAAAAATCCAGATGCAGATTGTAACTGTGAAAATGATTCACAAAATCTGCAAGCTTCATATTGGACGCCTAAAGAAAGTTACTTGGCGGCTCAGAAGAAAAACGAAGGAGTAGAGGAAACTAAAATGGACGAATCACAAAAAGCAGAACTTGCCAAGAAATTGGCAAAGGCTTCTGCCTCTAGTGCGAAGGGCAAAAAACTTGTTAGCCTTAAGAAAGCACCATGGGAAAAGAAAGAGCAAAACGAAGAAGATATCGTTATGAATCCTTCTAAGGACAAGAAAGACAAGAAAGACAATAAGGGTGAAGTTGACGGTGGAATGGCTGAGTCGGTTATGCCAACAGTCTATGCTCGTATTATTGAGGCTCGTAAAAAGCCTGAGGGCGAAAAGGCTGGAGAAACTGCTTCTAAAGGTGAAGATGATTTCGTAAAGTCTCACACAGATAACGTTCAAGTAGATGACACTGAAGCAAAAGGTCATGACGATGTTAGTAAGGCTGGAAGAGCGGGTCCATCAACGAAGGCACGTCCATCTGACAACATGAAAGGTGATAAGAAGATTATGCCTTCTGCAACACCAATGAAGGGAAAGTAATATGAAGACTATTGAAGCACCAAACTGGTGCAGTGATGCTACACCAGTACTAAGTCAGGGTTGGGTAAGTCCATCAGGAGAGGTTATGGTTTCTTCTAGATTTACTCAGGCGCAAATTGATGAATGGCAAAAGGCTAATATGCCAGTAACCGCTGATGATATTACTATTGTTGAAGGTAAATGGGATGCTGAAGAATCAAGAATGGCGGCATCTGGATTTGTAAGTAATACTATGACAAATGTGGATATGCCAAGCGTAGCGGCTGTATCAAAAGATGCTATGTCGTTTGATCATACTGATGTTGATAGTTTAAAAGATATGAACAAACTACAACTTGAAGCACTTGGTCGTGAACACGGTATTGAGTTAGATAGGCGTAAAACTAAAAAGTCTTTACTCAAAACTATGAAGGATTTACTGTCCTAAATAAAATCAAAGAGATTTAACTTGGATGGAAAATGAAACTATTTGATACTTTAGATGATAGCAATATACTTTTGTATGCGGCTAAACATTATTATAAACCAAACGTGATAGATGCTGAAGAGTTTTATGATGATCTTAAGAGATTTATGTACTTGAAGCGTCTGTTAAATCGTTACTATAATACTGGTGAATTGGCTGAGAGACTTATATTAAATCATCTTATCGTGATATTTAATGTATTTGATATTAAACCGTCTCTAAAGATGTTAGAGTTTCATATGAATGATAAGTATTGGGAAGCATTGAAGCCATTCTTAATATTCTTAAAAACTATTAGGAATGATGAATACACTGATATCGAAATGGACAAAAAAGTAATAGAAAGACTGAGGGACATATAATGAGGAACTGGATTAAAAACCGTATAGATGAACGCACTACTATGGACGGTGCAGTTCTCATAGGTATAGGAATAGTTGCTTTGTTTGCAACCAGTTTTATTAAACTTGCCGCTGTTGGTGCTATCGCATACGGCTGTTGGACTATGTGGAAAGCAGAGTAATATAATGCGTATGCTACAAACCGAAGGTATGCTAAAAAGAGCGGGTGATTTAGTATACACCTTCAGGTTCTTAAGACTACTTACGACTTCATTCGAAGATACCGAAGCATTTAAACTAGGCATTATAGATGCGAAGGGTAAGAGACAAAAATCTTTTACTCTTGATAGTATGGAAGATAGAGACAACTATCGTAACTACTATACACCATTCCATAAACTTGTCTTTAATATAAAAAAGATCATGGCGAAGGCTCCGGGTGGTGGAAGTAAACTTGCTTCATATGCCGCCGCATTGTTTCTACTAAAAGAAAAGTTTAGTATGCCTCAAGGGAAACTTCTGGAGAGTTTAAAAGTATTAGGCGTTACTGAAGCAGACTTCTTGACAGAGCAAAGTGAATGGTTTGTACTTGAAGATGAACGGCTATCCCCCGGATCTTATAAAGTAATGAACGAAAAACTTTTAAATGATACGTTAGATGAAATGGTAAATGCCAGAGACAACGTTAAAGTCTATGATGAGTGTTATCCAGTAGGATGCCTGTTTGGTATAAATATATACGAAGTTACACACGCAAGGACTAAGAGGAACGTATACGTTTCTGTAGGAGAACTGATACGATGAAAGAAGAAGTCACAACTACCGCTGATGCTGGTATTCCACATGACACTAAAGACATGGGTCCAAGGAAAAGGCTCCCCACAAATGTATTAAGACGTAAGTTGGGTGTTCCAATAAACATGACTGATCGTAGACGTAAGAAAGATAAACCACCTAGACTATTGGCAATGTATAGAAGGCATTTAGAGAACAATGGCTAAGTTATACTTAATTATTATTATAGCTGGTTTATTGGGTGGTGTAGGCTATGGTGGCTATAGTTACTATCTCTGGTCAGAGGCTACTATAAATACACTGAGAGAAAATAACGTTAAACTAAAATCTGCTACAGAAACCTTACAAGCAACTGTTGAGAATATGCAAGCAGATCAAAAGAAAAATGAACAGTTAAATAAAGATTTAAGTAAAAGACTACAGCAATCGCAATCACATTTAGATAAACTTAGAGGCGTGTTTGCTAAAATTGATTTGACTATGGAAGCATTAACGAATGCACAAGGACTTGAAGAAAGGGTTGACAATGCAGTCACTAAACTACTTGACAGAATTGAATCTGAAACCACTCCTCCTAGTAACATTACCGTTCCTACTGTGGAGTTGCAGTAGAGCACCTGAAGCAGAGGTAGTTGTTCAGACTGAGTATACCAAACAGAGTATACCTATTCAGGAGAGACCTAAAGCAGTCAAGTTTCCACCTGTTGATTGGTATGTGGTTACTGAAGAAAACCTAGAAGAAAAACTAGCGGAACTAGAAGCAAACACTGGTAACGTAGTTTTCTTTGCTATTACTCCTAAAGGATATGAAAACCTAGCACTTGGCATTGCTGAGATGCGTAGGTATATCAAAGACACACAGGCTATCATAGGTTACTATGAAGAAGCTTTAACAGAAGAGCCTGTGACAGAAACCCCCTAAAACTATGAGATACTGTGGAATAAGTGATGACTTCCATGACGCCAGTATTGCGTTCATTGAAGAAGATGGTAGAGTATCGTTTGCCGCTGAAAGTGAGCGGTATAGTAAAATAAAAAATGACCCTGTGCTACATCATAGTCTATATGATATGATACAAAATGATGATTTAGTTACCTTCTATGAAGATACTCAACTTCGTTTAGATACCGCTCATAAGGTGCTAAGTACTTTTGAAGGGGAGTGGTATGAAAAACTAGAAAAGTATAAAGCTAGGTTTGGTGGTGAGAAAAAATATACTTATTCTAAAAAATGTCTACATCATGAATCTCATGCGGCTGGAGCGTTTTACACTCGCCCTTGGGAATCGTCAGAGGACACAGTGATACTCACCATAGATGGTTATGGGGAATATCAAACAGCCACTATTATGAACTCCAATTTTGATTTGTTGCATGAGGATGTGTATCCTAATTCGATTGGGACTGTTTACGCTCTTGTAACAAAAATACTTGGCTACAGAGCTTTAGAAGAAGAATATATTGTAATGGGAATGGCGTCTTATGGTGAACCGACTTTATTGGAAGCTGTAAGGATTTCCGTAGAAGAATTTCGATATTCACGTCCATATTGGAATAACAGAAATGTTTTATCTGATAATTTATCCAAGTATGTAAAAACAGAACCCTATAACTTAGCGGCGTCTCTACAAGCATGGGCAGAAGAAGAAATACTAAAACTTGCGACTAAGGCTAGAGAGTATGGTAGCAAGCTATGCTATAGTGGTGGAGTTGCTCAAAATATAACTGTCAATAGTAAAATAAGATATTTATTTGATGATATGTGGATTGCGGCAAATCCTAGTGATGGTGGGTCATCTCTTGGTGCCGCCGCTAGAACATGGGCTTTAGAAACTGGAAAGAATAGACTTAATTGGGTTGACAACTATCTAGGGTTAGATACCAATAATGAAGTAGATCCTAAACGTGTGGCTGAATATCTAATGACTGAAAACATAGCTGGGGTCTTAAACGGTAAAGCAGAGTTTGGACCCAGAGCATTAGGCAATAGAAGTTTACTTGCTAACCCACTTATTGATATAAAAGATACAGTTAATAAAGTGAAGAACAGACAGAAGTTTAGACCTTTTGCGCCAGCTATTCTAGAAGAGTTTGTTGATGAATACTTCGAAGGACCGACTAATAGATATATGCAATACACTGCAAAAGCACTACATGACTATAAGTCAGTGACTCATGTTGATGGAACCGCTCGTGTTCAAACAGTTCACAGTGAAAGCAAATCTATACTACGTCCTATTTTAGAAGAGTTCTATAGTATGACAGGCATACCAATGCTTCTTAACACTTCTCTTAATGTTAGGGGATTGCCAATGGCTAATGATCATGAAGATGGAATTTCATTTAGTTATCAAACTGGTATTAAAGTTTTTAAATAAAAAAAAATAAAAATATATATTTACCACAATATGTGGTTGTAAGATTATTAGTTTTACTATATACTACACCAATAAGATACAAACACTAATTCGACTGCTAGTTATACGGACTAGCGGGGCCGATAATTATTCACTTAACGAGGTGCTAGATGCTCAAGCTTGTCAACAACAATAGAGATAGGGATACAAGGAATCTCATGTCCGAAACTAAATTCTACGAAGGATATAGTAGGTGGGACGATACAAAAGAACGTTATGAAAGTTGGGACGATTCAGTCTCACGTGTTATGGAAATGCACAGAGATTTTTACGAAGAGAAGATGAGTCCTGAACTCGCTCTATTAATAGATGAAGCAGAAGCATCATATAAGTTGAAGTATGCTCTAGGCGCACAGAGAGCATTACAGTTTGGTGGAGACCAGCTATTGAAGCACATGATGCGGATGTACAACTGCACTTCAACGTATGCTGACCGCCCACGATTTTTCTCAGAGTTGTTCTACGTGCTTCTCTGTGGCGCAGGGGCTGGTTTCTCAGTGCAAAAGCATCATGCCGACAAAATGCCAGATATAGCAGAACGTAAGAAGCAAGCAAAGGGTTGGGTAGTAGAAGACTCTATCGAAGGATGGGCTGATGCTCTTGGAGCACTAATGTCATCATACTTTGTTGGTGGTGGTCAGTTCCCTGAGATGGAAGGCCGTAAGGTATATTTCGATCTTACTCATGTGCGTCCAAAGGGTGCTATGATTAATGGTGGATTTAAAGCCCCCGGTCCAGAGCCATTGCGTAGAGCATTAGATAAAATTGAACATCTTATTCAATCACAAGTTCTAAATGGTGCTACTCGCCTAAAGCCTATTCACATTTACGATATAGCAATGCATGGTTCAGATGCAGTGTTGGCTGGTGGTGTAAGACGATCCGCAACGATCTGCTTGTTCAGTGCAGACGATGAAGAAATGATTAGTGCTAAAACAGGTAACTGGTTTGTTGATAATCCACAGCGTGGACGTTCTAACAACTCAGCGGTTATTGTACGAGATGAGATCAAGCGTGAAGACTTTAGAGATATCATGCAGTCCATCAAAGAGTTTGGAGAGCCCGGTTTCTTCTTTGTGGATGACAAAGATATTACTACTAACCCATGTGTCGAGATTGGAATGTTTCCACAGATAGATGGAGAGAGTGGTTGGCAGGGATGTAACTTAACAGAGATCAATGGCTCTAAGTGTACATCTAAAGAAGAGTTCTTTAAGGCGTGTCGTACAGGTGCTATTATGGGAACGCTTCAAGCTGGTTATACTGATTTCAAATACCTAACAGAAACAAGTAAAAAAATATTTGAGCGTGAAGCATTGTTAGGTGTGTCGGTCACAGGTTGGATGAATAATCCAGAAATATTGCTGGATGCAGAAGTTCAGCGTGAAGGCGCAGAGATTGTTAAGAAAGTTAACAAAGAGGTTGCTAAACTTATTGGTATTAATGCCGCCGCCAGAACCACGTGTGTAAAGCCATCTGGTAACGCTTCAGTTCTTTTACAAACAGCATCTGGTATTCATGGTGAGCATAGCCCACGCTACATTCGCCATATTCAACTTAACAAAGATACTGAGGTTGGACAGTTAATAGCGAAAACTAATCCATACATGGTTGAAGAGTCTGTATGGTCATCTAACAACACTGATTACTGTGTAGGTTTCCCAATCATTTCACCTAAGGGTTCTTTGTATCGGGAAGACTTGTATGCAACAGAGTTGTTGGAAAAAGTTAAGCTGGTTCAAAATAATTGGGTAGAGGCTGGCACAAATGTTGAGTTATGCGCTAACCCAAAGACACGTCACAATGTATCCAACACTGTAACAGTAATGCCGCATCAATGGTCTGAGATCGAAGACTATGTTTTCGAAAACCGTCATAGCTTTGCTGGTATTAGTTTCTTGGCTGGTATGGGTGATAAAGACTTTGCACAGGCTCCAATGACAGAAGTATTGTCAGAAAAGGAAATTGTGGAAAAGTATGGTAAGGCCGCATTGTTTGCGTCAGGTCTTATCGTAGATACTCGCAAGGCTGGATTCCGTGACTTGTGGGAAGCTACAATGGTAGCTCAAACTCCACCTGAGTATCTTGGCGAAGTGTCGGATCAACGTGCTGAATGGCTACGTAGATTTAATAAGTTTGCTGATAACTACTTCATGAACGATTTGAAAGAGACGGAGTATTGCCTTAAGGATGTTTTCCTTCTACACAAGTGGGAGAAGATCCAGCAAAACATTAAGCCAATAGACTTTGTTGGGGAGCTTGCTGAGAAGAGGTTCACTGACATAGACACTATGGGTGCGATTGCTTGCCAAGGTGGTGCTTGTGAAATAACCTTTTAAGGAGTAAGACATGGAAGAAGAATATTGGGCAGAGTGTATTGCTTGCGAAACTGAGACACAAGTATTAGTTGTGGATAGTGAAGAGGTTCCTCAATATTGTCCGATGTGCGGGTCTCCCTTGTACTTTGAACAACTAGAAGATTGATTATAAATAGTCCCATGTAATAGTGGGGCTATTTTTTTATGTGGTATTATGATGATGAAGTGTTTGATGAAACACCAGAAGAGTATCAAGGATTTGTGTATCAGATAACTGAGTTAGACACTGGTATGAAATACATTGGCAAGAAGTTCTTTTGGAAGCCAAAGAAGCTCCCTATCACTAGGACACGTAAGAGAGCCATTAGGAGCCGTTCTGAGAGCGATTGGCGTAAATACTATGGCAGTAGCACCGAAGTAAAAATGCTAGTGGAAACTAAAGGGGCAGAAAACTTCAAAAGAGAGATACTAAGACTTTGCAAGACAAAAGGCTTGTGCTCATACTATGAAATGAAATATCAGATAGAAAGAGATGTTCTCTTAAAACCTGACGAATATTATAATGCATTTATTGGAGGAAAAATACACCGTAAACATATACTGGGGAAATAAAATGCAAAATGAATATGACGTAGTAGTAATCAAGGTTCTAGATGGAGACACAGTAGATGTCGATATCGATCTAGGATTTGGTGTTTGTCTTAAAGATGAACGAGTAAGGATCATGGGTATCGATACACCTGAGTCAAGAACATCTGATAAGGTAGAAGATCTATTTGGCGAAGCGGCAAAGGCTCGACTGATAGAACTTATGAAAGATGGCGGTAAACTAATCACAACAGAAGATAGACATGGCGAAGACATGAAGGGTAAGTTTGGACGTATTCTTGGAGACTTTCGTGTACCTGATGGGCGTAAGGTCACAGAGATCTTAACTGAAGAAGGACATTGTGTTCCATACTCTGGTGGATCTAAAGAAGATACTATAGCGGCACATGAAGTTAATAGACAACGGCTACTTGAAGAAGGTGTTGTTGACAAAGCTGAGTATGCTAAACAGGTAATCTTAATGGCTGAAAAACACAGACATTTAAACCAAGACCCTCATGATGGATAAAAAAAGGGTTGACGAATCGTCAGATTAGTATATAATAAACTAAAGGTTTTTGAGGTGGATAGTATATCCATATTATATTAGGAGTAAGACCAGTGATTTTGATTGATTATAATGCTGTAGCTATCGGAAGTGTGATACTACAGAAAGATGAGATGAATGAGGATTTGTTTAGGCATCTCATCTTAAACAACGTAAGAATGTATCGTAATAAGTTTAAAGACAAATACGGTGAAATAGTTGTGTGTGGTGATGGCAGAAAGAACTGGCGTAAAGAATACTTCCCTAACTACAAGTTTAAACGTGGAGCCAATCGTAAGAAAGATAATACTGATTGGAAAGAACTCTTTAGAATAACTTCTAAGGTTTATGATGAGATTGGTGAACACTTTCCGTACAAGACTGTTCTCATAGATGAATGTGAAGCAGACGATGTTATAGGAACTCTAGTAGATGCATCACAAGAGTTTGGTAAGAATGAACCTATAATGATCGTGTCTTCAGATAAAGACTTCGCACAGTTACAGAAGTATAATAATGTAAAACAATACTCTCCCTTAAAGAAAACCTTTGTTGTAGAAAATAATCCTAGACAACAACTATTGGAGTTGATATTAAAAGGTGATACTTCAGATGGTGTGCCTAATGTTCTTAGCAACGATAATTGCTTTGTAGAAGGAATACGTCAAACACCCCTGCGTCAAACTACTATAGATACTTTAGTAGAAGATATCAAAGCTATGGGCGATGAGGTTTATAGAAACTATTGCCGTAATAAAAAGTTAATAGATTTAGAAGAAACTCCTAGTTTGGTAAAATCTAAAATACTAAATAGTTTTGATGAACAAGATAATATAGTGAACAACAGAAGCAAAGTGTTTCCTTACTTAGTAGAGAACAGATGCCGAATGTTACTTGAGGATATAGAGGACTTTATTTAATATGGTTAATAAGACAACTTGGATGGTGTTTGAAATTTTAGATCAAGTATCTAAAGCAAAAAGTCGCACAGACAAAATACAAATCTTACAAAAGAATAATAATAATTGGGCAATGAAAGATGTATTGCGTGGCACCTTTGATGATCTGGTGGAATGGAACTTGCCTACTGGTAAGGTTCCTTATGAACCCGCTGATGTTAGATCAGTGCCATCAAATTTAACTACTCATAATAGAAAGTTTGCGTATTTCTTACCCAACACTTCTGGTGCTAAGATGCCAGCCGTAAAAAGAGAAAAGATGTTTTTAGATATACTTGAAACAGTACACCCAAGAGATGCAGATCTTCTTGTGGGTATGATCAATAAACATATGCCTATCAAGGGTATTACAAAGAAACTAGTAAAGGAGGCTTTTCCAGACCTAATCGTTAAATAACAAGTAATATGGGAGACGATATGAGTAGAATCCAACATGAGAGACTCAGAAAAGATTTAGAAGATTTAAACCTATACATAAATAAAGTAAAGGAAAAAGGTAAGATGGATTTAGTTTTAAAGTTAAAACGTAAACGTGATTTTCTGGAATTAAGGTTGGAAGCCGCATAATTTAAAAGGTTATAATGATGCCTACATATACAATGATAAATGTGTCAAATAATGAAGAAAAAGAAATGTTCATGTCAGTAACAGAGCGTGATGATTTCTTGTCTAAGGGTGAGTGGAAACAAAAGTTGATAACACCTACATTCATATCACAACATGGTTCAACTCAGAACAAAGCTGGTGATGGTTGGAAAGATGTTCTCCGTAAGGTAAACTCTGGTGCTGGTAGAGAAAGTAAGATAGACGTATAATATGAATAAACGTGTGAAGAGTTTGAATAACTCTATGACTGTTAGATTAGGCGACTTGCTTCAGCATGATCCTTTAACCACTAATCAAGAAGTGGCTTTCAAGTCGTGGGATGAAGGGGATAATCTAGTTCTCACGGGGTCGGCTGGTACGGGTAAAACCTTTATGGCTTTATACCTTGCGTTAGAAGATGTGCTAGAAGAGCAAGACTATGACAGATTAGTTATAGTAAGATCCATGGTTCCTACAAGAGACATGGGGTTCTTGCCCGGAACAAAGGAAGAGAAAGAAGATGCGTTTACTTCTCCTTACAAAAACATTTGTAATGAACTGTTTGGAGATAAGGCATCATACAATAAAATGTTAACATCAGGTCAAATATCTTTTGACTCAACATCTTTTATCAGAGGAACTACTTATGACAACTGTGTGATAGTAGTAGATGAGATGCAGAACCTTAACTTCCACGAGTTGGATTCTATTATAACTCGTGTTGGTAAGCATAGTAAGATTATATTTGCAGGAGATTTTAAACAAAGTGATTTTAAGTTCGATGATGAGAGAAATGGTATTATAAAGTTTCTACAGATAGTTGAACAGTTAAAGAACTTTACTATAGTGAACTTTGGTTGGGAAGATATTGTTCGCTCAGATTTTGTAAGAGATTATATTATGACAAAAGAAATGCTAGGATATTAAGAGAGGCTAAAATGACAAAATATACTAGATACGATCCTCGTAATAAAAAAAGCGGAAATCAGAAAATTAAATCTTTGAATGGTGATATTCGTATACGAGAAGTGTCGAATGATAGTGGTAAGCAACAGTTGAATGAAGTGATGTATGATGATGAAAACGATTTCGAAGACCTTGACAACCAACAACTCCAAGGCTAAGTTACCAGATCACGTTCATATATTTTCTGTAGAAGATCATGATTATTGGAAACCTAAACTGCTATCATCAATAGATCAGATGAAAGCAGACAATAATATTGAGATTAACGAATCTGGGTATTACTATGATTATGATATTCCTAAAGAACCAAGAACATATAAAACCTTATTAGAAAATATATTACTATCTCCTATTGAAGAGATTGGTGACATATATGGTTTAAAATTAGAGCACACATTTACCCCATGGTTTCAACAATATTTGCAAGGCTCTGATTTCGGTTGGCATCAACATGGTGGTCATTGGGCTTATATATATTATATCGAGTTGCCTGAAATGACAGAAGCTACAGAATTTTTAAACTATGGACAGTTTGATGTTAAAGAAGGTGACATATTATTCTTTCCTACCTTTTTAGCTCATAGATCCCCTATTATTAAAAGTAATCTCAGGAAAACTATAATATCTTCTAACATAAATTTTGAAGTTGATAGAGAATTAATTGGAGAATTTGGTGAAGAATCTTTTAGATATTAAGGAAAGTGATTATGAGTCTAGCTAAAATATTAAACAGAAGGTTCGAATGGGAATCTATGGTGTCATATAGGAAATCATACGATTTACCTAGTTATGATGGTGACATAAATAACCTAAAGAACTTTATTGAAAACGGTCATAAGAATAATCGGTTCCGTAAAAACTTCAACGAAGCTATGGGTTTAGCAAAAGAGATTGTAGATTATTATGAGCGACCTATGGAATCATTGGATAGGGAACTGGCGAGATAATCATGGCCTAGATTCCATACGTTGGAAGACTACTGTTGGTATCGGTGACAGTATGTACGGTCTTAATATTGCTTACATGAGAGCGTTTGCTAATCAAAAGCCTACTAAGTTTCAGATACATTTCTTTCACCCCAAAGATTACGTGCATCACTATGAAGATCCTGAGAGCGTTGTTGAAAGAGTTGAATACATTCGTAGTAGATATATGTGGAAAGATATTGTAGACGTTGAATATGTATTTGATAGTAAAGATACCGAATTATATAAAAAGTTTTACCAAGGTGTGACCAGATATAATATGTCTGAACTATATCGCTATTGGGCATTAGACCCTACTATAGATACTACTCCAAAAGATAATAAAATAACCTTATGGAGACCTACTAGTAATATGCAACAACAAATGGCTAATTGCAAGTCGATGCTATTAGATTCTGAGTGGCAGAGACTTATCGATAGGTTACAAGATTTTGGATACAATATTACTGAGATAGATTATAGAACTCCTATACATGAAGCCTTGTATCATATACGTACTTGCGAGTGCTGTTTATCATATGAAGGTATGTGGCACTATATGGCTAAGAACTTATTTAAACCTCATATAGTTCTTAGTAATTCATCTATAACTAGGTGGCATACCCCAGCGGCAGTCAAGATCGATAAAAATAAAAGTTTTTATATAGATACAGATATGAAGAAGTTGGAATACTTAATTGAGTCGGCAACAGAAAGAGCAGAAAACTATAAAAATGTTTTCTTTAGATTTGTAAATGGATTTTAAATGCAAATAGATAGAGCCGTTATTGAGATAAATGGTGGGTGTAACTACACTTGTCAGATGTGTCCACAAACTAATGAAGATGGAACAACTGGAGCACGTGGTAAAAACTGGATGAAGCGGATGCCTCTTGTTGAGTTTGAGGATTATGTTGAACAATGTGTTGAGGCTGGACTTAATGTAGTAAACCTAGATGGTTCTGGTGAAGCTACAATCAATAGAAACCTAGCAGAATACATTGCCGTAGTAAAAAAACATAAAGCAAAGGCAGTCATATTTTCTAATGGTTATCGTATGAACGGTAACTTTATGAAGGAATGTGTTGATGCTGGATTAGATTTCTTTAGATTTAGCATTGTAGGTTATAACTATGATAAATATAAGGAGTGGATGAATAGTGATAACTTTTATAAGGTAATAACTAATCTACATGATATGAAACGATACACTATTAGTTCCAAATCTGATTGTGTTGTTGCTACATATCATTTAGTGTTAGATAATAATAACATAGATTATGAGGTTGCTGAGTATCAAAAGATTGTAAAGTCTGCAAATGTAGACACAGAGATATGGAAGATGCATAACTGGAGCGGTGTATATGATCCAACGTATGATAGATTGGGTGAAAAGAAAACCTGTGGAAGACCTTTTTCTCCTGATCTTGTTATTAGGGCTGGGGGCATCGATACTGCTACTGGTGCAATACATCCTTGTTGTCAGGTTCTAGGAAGGGATGATGAAGCAGTATTAGGTCATGGTTCACTAAATACACTTGAAGAAATATTTAATGGTGATGCTTATAATAAACTAAGAAAGCAACACGAGACAGGAGACTATCCTGATTTCTGTAAGAGTTGCGACTTCTTGATTGACGATCCTGAAGTTTTAGTGTATACTAATCATGGGCGTGAAAACTATAAAATGTATGGCACAAACTTTAACTTGGATGATTACAGATGATAGAAGATCCTTTTTACTTACCTAAAGATACTAGGGTGTTTATTTTAACATCTGCAAACAAAGATTCTCATATAAGAGCCAAACAGAAACTAGTCGCAGAGTTTAGGGTGTTTGGATATGCTCCAACTATACAGTACTACCCAACAATTAATAAAATAGAAAATAATGATATGGGATTTAAATTAGATGTGAGAGAAAAAGACGTTGGCTTGAACGGTGTTCTTCAATGGTATGCATACTGGTCAGTTTTATTAAAAGCAAGAAAGTTAGAAAAACATTTTATAATAGCTTTTTCTAGTGTAAGTCAGTTAAGAAATGATATACCAAAATCCATATTATTAAATAAAAGAAAACTTCATTCTGGTGATCCAAAAAATACAATAGATACTGATTATTTTCATATAATGGATCATATTGGAGCGCAAAGTATTTTAGATAAAAGTAATGATATTTTTAAAGCTCCCGCAGATCGTCTGCACCTTATTGGTAAACATCGTTTCGATTTAAATATTTAATAAATGAAACCTGTTTATATGATTGCTATGTCTAATCATCCTATTTCTCAAATGTATGTTAGAGAATTTATAGGGTCTTGGAAAAACCACGGCATAACTCCTAAACTGCATGAAGCGACAACTCCAAAAGATTTAGTATATAGAAACCAACTAACATTTGGTATTAAAACAAAGGGAAGAGAGCAAAGACCTTTTACCTCTACTGAAAAATCAGTTTGGTATAGCCACTTCGATTTATGGTGTAAGTGTGTTAGAGAAGGCTCACTTACTATAGTAGAGCATGACTCAAAACTTATGAAGCCATTACCTGACATGACTAAAGAAGGATACAAGTTTCTTTCATATAGTTCTGAATCTAATAATATGACTGTTGGATCTGGTTACTATTTAACACCACCAGTTGCAGAAAGATTAGTTGCTAATGCTGTTAGCAGAGAAATAAATATTAATAGTGATGGGTTTATTGCAGATATATTAAACTCTAGAGCACAGCAAAAAATGAAAGACTACTTTTATATAAATCAGATTTGTTTTGATGGACTAAATACCATTGATCACCAATCTCCAAAAAGAAATTTTATAGGTTTAGATGATGAAAACATTGATATACCAAGTATACACGGGCAAGCGTAAGAAACTTTACGACTTTTGTACTGCATCAGTTAAGGCATATGCTGATAGAATAGGGGCTGACTATGTTGTTCAGCGGCATCCTATTCTTATGATTAAGCCTGACATTTTCCAAACAAATAGATCAACTGAATCCTATGGTAAGTATGGCGGGTTCCTTCCCATCTATGAGAAAGAGAATGCCTTTGCATACTTCAGATCCTATGACAAGATAGCATTGATTGACGGTGATATCTACATCAGAGAAACAGCACCAAACATCTTTGATGAGATCAGTAGTGACTATGACTTCGCTGGTGTTATAGAACGTCAGATGCCATTGAACGATCAGTATCTACAGAAGATCACAAACTACTCTCGTATGCAGTATCAAACAATCAAGAATGTTGATTGGAAGTGGAACAAGCATGGCGCAGAGTTCTTTAACATGGGTATGATGTTAATGAATAAGTCTATGGGCGATTTCCTTAACGGAGAAACACCAGCACAGTTCTTACGTAGACCAAGGTTCAAACCATTCATTGATGGTCTAGGTCCATGGAAGTGGTCAACAGATCAGACACTTCTTAACACTTGGGTTCGAGAAGAGAAGATGCGTCTTAAGCATTTGGATTGGAAATGGAATGGTTTGTATAATGCCGTTCCTAATGATAAACTTCAAGAAGCACACTTCATACATTTCTTCCACAAAACTGTTCTGCCCATGGAAGGAGAGAACATTGAAGAACTTGCCAAGTTAGTAAACATAAAGGATATGCGATGAGATTTCTAGAGATCGCTGGTTCCAAACAACGTGGATTAAATTGGGATGCTGTTCGTGATGTAAAGATGCAGGGAGTTATGGTCTACGATATGACAGATCTCCCTATGAAGGGTGTAGATGATCAGACCTATAGTGGAGTTTATAACGAACACTTCATAGAGCATTTGACCAAGGATGAAGGCATTAACTTTCTAAAAGAGATGTTACGTGTAATGAAACCTCTTGGAACTATCAGAACTGTTTGGCCCCCTATGGAGTTTGTTAAGTGGTTACGCCAAGAAGAAGACTTAAGTAATCATGAGTGGGTTCAACATTATTATAACATCTATGTAAAGAAGCATAACTTTGCTCCCAAGGAAACAGAGAATATGCGAATACAAGATCAATGTGCAGAAGGTATATTATGGCAGAATGGAGAGCACAAGCACATCTGGAGTAAGAAAGAACTTGTTGACACAATGAAAGAAATAGGGTATATTAATGTAAAGGAAAAGAAATATCAGGAAAGTGGATTGCCTGAGTTTCAGAACATTGATACAGTAGGTCAAGTGAGGGCATTTCATTCGGCAGTGATAGAGGCAAATCGACCATGGTAAAAAAGAAGAACTTAATATATCAGTATTGGCTAGGCAAACCCGGTGAGGCAGTCAAGTACGGCGTAGAGAACATGAAGAACTATGCTGATCGTATTGGTGCTGAGTATATTTTTAAAACAGATCCTTATTGGGCGCAGATGTATTGCGACATTCCAACATACTATAATGCCTTTGAACCTATATGGGCAGAAAGGTTTGAAGAGTATGACAACATTCTATTTGCGGATACAGATGTATTCTCAGTAGACTGTTTAAAAGAAAGTATCTTTGATCAGAAGATTGGCGATATTGGTATCTGTAGAGAAGAGCATAAAGAGATAACCAGAGGAAGAGGCGAGGGCATCTTCAATAACAAGACAGACAAGCTTTGGAACAGTTATCTTAAAACCAAATATAAAGTAGATATGCCATTGAACGATAATGGTGATATGAAGATCTTTAATACTGGTGTTGTAATGTATTCACCTGAGGGTAGAGAGAAGGCACGTAAAGGGTTCGTGCCGTTTCAAGAATACATAGACTATATGAGAGGCACATCCCTTCCTAGATTTTACCAGATCGATCAGAACTATCTTCATGCTATGATGTTCATTGCTGACATGGATATAACCGAAATGGATCATGGCTGGAATACCTACATTCATTATGCTGGTAACTCTGATGTGACTCCTAGACCCGTATATGATGGTAGAGATGATAGAGAAGCAAAGCTTTGCCACGTACAACTCAGGAACGCAGACAACCACAACGGTCCATGGCATTACACTATCGTTAACAAACCACAAAGCGAGTGGGATCTCCCATAATGTTTGATGCTTATATCATAACAACCATTAATACTTTTGGCACTGATAAGATTAAGAAGCTTACTCAAAGGGCGTATGATACTTGTAAAGCAAACAATGTCAACCCTATATTATTTGATGCCATCACTCCTTACACTCTAGAAGAGTTTTACCCTATGTGGGAAGTGAGAGAGGACTATAGAGAAAGACTTCTTGGCAACTACAGAAGAAAGGCGGGTAAAGAACCTACCAAAGAAATAGAAAACCGAATGATTGTTATGCAACAATGTATGACTATGAGTCATTATCAGGTTCGTAAGAAGATTATAGATAAAGGACATACTGCCATAGTATTAGAACACGATGCTATTGTTGGAAGACCTTTAGACTTAAATCAACCATATACTTCTAGAGTTGTTAACCTGTGTGCCAGAGAACAGGCCACACATGGCTATACTTGTAATCCAACATATGCCTTGAAATATAATGCGATATATGATAAGATAGGATTCGCAGGGCATGATAATATGAATAGATATATAAACTCATACGAGGAAATAAAGATAACCCCATATAAAACTGGCAATGCTGTTGTCGGTGGTAATGCTTTAGACGAAAGCCAATGGGATACACATCGTGGTGCTTTGAAGACTGAACTAGAATATATTCCTAAGACCACATCAGGAGTTTACTTTTAATGAGAGTTTATGAGTATGAAGACTACGATGATTATGTAGAAGCACAGACTTGGACCAATAAAGAGAAACTTACGTGGAGATATGTAAAGCCTCATACTATAAAAAGGATTTGTGAACACAAGCCTTATCCCGCTTTTATAATATGTCATGGGACTAGGAATGGAACGGAACAGCAATACTTTAAAGATAACTGTCCTAATGCTTATATTATCGGGACAGAGATCAGTGAGACCGCAACACAGTTTCCTATGACACTACACCACGACTTTACATTTCCCGTAGAGAAGTGGATTGGTAAGGCTGATATTATATACTCCAACTCATTTGATCATACTATAGATCCAGAAAAAACTATTACTACGTGGAGAGATCAACTTAATCCTCAAGGAAAAATATTCTTGGAGTATTCTGAAAGAAGTAGTAGAGGTCACCGTCAAGATCCTTTGGATGCTACTAACAAAGAAATATCATCATTGATTGGAGATAAAGGAATGATTGTTGAAGAGATCTGGAGAGATGGTATACAACACGGTGGCGTAATATTTATTTGTGGGATAGCTAAATGAAAAAGATTATGATCACAGGCATGGCAGGGTTTATTGGATTTCACACTGCTATCAGGTTTAAAAAAGAAGGCTATGAGGTCTGTGGTTTTGATAACTTCAACGACTACTATGATCCAGAACTAAAATACGATAGAGCGATGCATCTAAAGAATGAGTATGGTATAACCGTACACGAAGGAGATCTACGTGATGCCACTTCTATGTCTTTACTTGTAGGCAATCTTGCTCCAACTCTCGTTCTACACTTAGCGGCTATGGCTGGTGTGCGATATTCTATGGATCACGCTGATGAATACATCGATAACAATATCACAGGCACTAACAACCTTATTAAAGCTTGCGAAGAGGCAAACATACCTGATGTTATGTTTGCTTCTACCAGTTGCGTTATGCATGGCAATCCTCTACCTTGGTCTCCTGATGTAAAGTTAGGACCACAACTAAGTCCGTATGGATACACCAAGCAGACCACAGAGGATATGTTCAATATATCTAAGATTGCTAACGCAGTGTGCCTAAGGTTCTTCACTGTGTATGGACCTTGGGGTAGACCTGATATGGCTCTGTTTGACTTCACTAAAAACATCTTGGCAGACAATGCTATAGAAGTTTTTAATAATGGAGACATGAAGCGAGACTTCACATATATTGACGATATCGTGCAGGGGATCTGGTTAGTATCTCAGAACATGACTAACAGAGAAACCTATTGTATTGGTAATGGTAGACAAGTCAACTTAATGGATTTCATCTATGAGATTGAAAAGAACCTAGATAAAAAAGCAGAGAAAGTGCTAAGACCATTACACCCAGCGGATGCACAAGAAACTTGGTCAGACACTACTAAGATTGAGAAACTAGGTTATAAGTCTACAACACCAATGGAACAAGGAGTTGGTAACTTCATTCAATGGTATAGAAACTACTTTGGAAAAAATCATGATTAATTCAGAACTAGGTCACGTAAAATCTGTAGAAGAATTTAACAAAGAGATCATACGTCAGCAAGAAGAGGCACATGGTGAATACTATTGTGGGATACATGATGCTATCAAAAAGTATATGGTTGATTGCGACACCTACACTGAGTTGGGTACACATCAGGGTGGAACAGCATCCACAGCCTTATTGTGTAAACCAAGCAGTGTTCGATTAGTTGATATTGATACTAGTAGATACAAGTTATTCCTACAACCTTTGGCTGAAAAGTATGCTGAAGAAAATGATATAGACTTAAAGGTAATGGAGATAAGTTCTCTTAGTATGAAGTCAACTGCTAAAACAGATATGCTAATGATTGACTCATTACATCATCCTACACATATGATACAAGAGTTAAGATTACATCATTCAAATACTTATAAATATATCATAGCCCATGATACCAGTATCCTACATGGTAAAAAAGATTCAAGGCTTTATGATTGTATGCAGAACTTCTGTCTTGATTATCCTTGGGAAATAATTGAGAGAAACGAACAGAATGTTGGATACACTGTTTTAAAAAGAAGGTAGAGATATGTCTTTAAAAGAAATACTGGATGATGTAAATAAGAGTCAACCGCCCCCGAAAATGGAGTGGTATCAACATCACCAAATACCAGCATATATTATATGCGATATTAATAATTCTGAGTCTACGGCTGGTGCTAGAAGACTAATACAATCTATAAGAGACACCGATAGTAATTTACAACCAGTGATAGTTCCAGCAACTACTCCAGAAACTTTAAAAAGAGACTTAAAAATTTTTAACTTAGAAAAAAAAGATTGGAAGTATCCTCAAAAAGGTGAAAAAAGAATAGATTTGACTACTGGACTACACCTAACTGGTTATGGTGCTAATGATATAGAAAAAGTTATATCTTGTATGGTTTCTCATATGAGATGTTGGATGTTTAGTCTGGCTACTCAGTTTCCAAGCATTGTATTAGAACATGATGCTTTGTTCGTAAAGAGGTTTAATGCTTTCGAGAACGTAGAAAAAGACCAACCAGACAAGTATGATGTTTTAAATAGTTATGGGATTGTTGGTTTGAATAATCCTAAAGGTGCTACTAGAAAATCCTCAATATATTATAATGAAGTTTTAAAAGAATCTGAAAATAGTGGAATTGTATTTTCTGGAAATAAAGTTATTGATGCACCTTGGGTTGATGATAATAAAGATGCGCCTCAAGGTCTTGCTGGAAACTCAGCATATTATATTTCAAATAAAATGGCTCAAAAACTTTTACGAAAAATTCAAGATATTGGGCTTTGGCCTAATGACGCATTGATGTGTAAACAACTATTCGCAAATCAAATAAAACAAATGTATCCGTTTATAACAGAACTTCAAGGTATAAAGTCTACGACACAAGGTTAACTATGAAAAATTTCGTTATTACTATTCGTGAGAATGACAACTCTTTAATTGCCGCAACTAAATGTATAGAGTCTGCCGCTAAGTTTGACTTAGAAGTAGACTACTATGATGCTTACATTCCATCAGACTGTAAGGAGTTTATCAAAGAACAAAAGATAAACGATATTGGTTTCAACAATAATAAGTATTCTAGAGAAGACAATGCTAGAGCGGCTTTCTGTTCACACTTTTCCCTGTGGCAGATGGTGGCTGAAACAAACGAAGAAGCAACTATCTTTGAGCATGACGCAATAGTAGTTGACCCCATCCCAGAAATGAGTTATAATGGTTGCATATCTCTTGGAAAGCCATCCTATGGTAAGTGGATTACACCTAGCACATTAGGAACAAATCCATTAACTTCCAAGAGATACTTCCCCGGTGCTCACGCCTATAGGTTAAATCCAAGGGGAGCAAAACAACTAGTGGAGAGGGCTAGGTTAGAAGCAAGTCCGACAGACATATTTCTTAATCTAGATACCTTTCCATTTTTAGAAGAGTACTATCCTTGGCCTGTTGAGGTCAGAGAAAGTTTCTCAACTATCCAAAAGACTGAAGGATGCTTGGCGAAACATATGTACTCTGAGGATTATATTATAGAGGACGTTTGATATGACAGTTACAGTTGCCTGTGTGCATTGGGGAACAAAGTTTTCCTTAGATTATGTTTACAATTTGAAAGCGGCAGTTGAACGAAACACTACAATACCTCATAGGTTTGTGTGCTATTCTGACAAGGGTATTAAAGGTATTGAAACTAAAATACTAAAGCCCGGATACGAAGGGTGGTGGAATAAACTACAGTTGTTTGATCCAGCACAGTTTACTAATGAGAGAATGGTTTACCTAGACCTAGATACTATCATCACAAGTAATATCGATTGGCTGTTAGAAGACAGATCATGGTTTATGGGTATCGAAGATGTAGGTGCCGTTAACGCTCATCAACCGCACTTAAAGAACGTTCTACAAACTGGTGTTATGGCATGGAGTGCGACTCCAGTGTCTTTTATATGGCCTACCTTTGTTCTATCCTATGACAATGTAGTAGATACCTTTAGAGGTGATGGCGAATACTTATCATCTGTCATTAATCCATACCAGAGAACACTTCTTCAGAACAAATATTGGAACAAATTAAAGTCTTATAAGTATGATGTGTATCCAAACCCACCAAGCAAGGATGTTGCTATCGTGGTATTTCATGGACGCCCAAGCATAGAGCAAGCTTTTACTGAAACTATTGAAACTCCAATGGCAACATTTGAGCCTCAGGTATGGATTAAGGATTATTGGAATAATGAGTAGAGTTGCCCATGTTATAGGTAATGGTGATCAGGCGCAGTTGTATACACCTTCCAAGGGTATTAAGATTGCTTGTAATCAACCACCCATGTCTATACCAAATCTATTTGCGTCTTGTATCGTTGACTTTAAAATGTCAGCGGCACTCACTGAAGGCAGTGTAGAAATCCCCGGAGATTGGGTACTAGGTTATAGACCTAAGATCTGGTATGATCAAAACAATGGCAACTTTAAGATGCGATTTGGTCATAAGATAAAAGAGTTCTACACATATCTACCACCATACACTAAACTGTTTCCTGATGAGAACGAAGGAAATATGTATACAAACTTCAACTGTGGTCACCTAGCAGTTCATTACACTGCAAATAGATTAAAGCCTGAAGAGATCCATATGTATGGATTTGACTCTATATTTGATATGAACTTAAGAAGTTATACCGATTTTGTATTACAGTCTGATAGAGAGGCTACTAACAACGTAAGGTTAGCAGACAGGTGGAGACCTATTTGGAACGGAATATTTGGTGAGTTTAAAGATATCCGATTCGTTTTACATCACAACCACGATCAATCTAAAATACAACTACCTGATAACGTTGAGGTTTATACTCATAAAAGAGGTTGACAATAAAAGATTCATAGTGTAATCTATACGTGTAACAACGAGAGATTCTTATGATAGTTGAGTTCGAAGGTAGATTTTCCCAAAAAAGACAAGACTTGATTTGCTCCGCTATAGGGTTTGCGGCAAAGAAGTTGTTCCCTTCAGAAGATGCTGTTTATATAAATATTCAAGCCATCAACAAAGAAGGACTTTGCGGTGATGTAATGTTTGAAGACGATAAGGATTTTACCATTCGTCTTAACAGAACTCTTTCCATAACAGATTTAATAACTACAGTTCTACATGAACTAGTTCACGTAAGCCAATACCTCAAGTATCTTGTTATGGATTTTGAGAGTGATTACGAAGATCGGTGGCAAGAGGTTGAAGCCCATGCGATGGAGAAGGAACTATTAAAGGAATACCTAAGTGGAAGTAAGTAACGAGCTAGACAAGGTGTGTATTGATATTATTGACAGTAATTCAAACATGACAGTGCCATGGTATCTTATGGCATCTTATGCTTATTATGAAGAAGACGATCCTATATTAACTGACGGATCTTTTGACAGACTTGCCAAAAGAATACTAAACGAGTGGGATAATATATCTCATGTACACAAAGACTTTCTAAATAAAGATATGTTAGAGGCTGGGACGTACACTGGAGAATATCCATCACAAATAAAAGGAGCACTTGAAAGTGTTAGACAATCATACAAATAGTGATGATGGTCCTATTGACGATATTTCAAATGAAACTTTAAGTGGGTGGACAAAACGTGATAGTGCCAGTAAGACAGATTTATCTGCACTAGGAATAAACCTAGAACCTGATGATCCTTTACTGGATTCTATGGTTCGATTTGAAAAGTAATAGGGGATATTGAATGACTGCTAAAGAACTTACAGCGCATCTAAAGAATTTGGGTATAGAATATATTGTAACAACACGTCCAAATGAAGATAGCCCCCACTTGATTGGTATAAGATTTTGGGTTGAAAAAGAAGAAAAGGACTTGACATCAAGTTAAACATATGCTAATCTATAAGAGTAACAAGGAGTGATTCGTATGTGGCAAGTAGAAGCAAAAAATCCTAACGGAGACTTTCATTTAGTCTCTTCATTAAGTCAAGCGGCGTCAAGGAAGTTGCATGGTGAGTTGAGCAACAGTGGCGAGTGGGCTTCTGTTCGGAGTTTCAGCATGGAAAGTGCTTCTTTGTTTTTGGAAAAAAGTCATGTTAGTTCACATGATTTTTCTTCGTTGGAGTAAATCATTATGCAAGTAACTAATCTACCGCTACATGGGTTTTCAACAGAATCGTTAAACAATAAAGTTGTGAGTGGCAATGGATTTACCCATGGTCAGTTAGCAGAAGCTTTTGATAAACTCACAGAGGATATGGATAACTGGAAGATGCCGATCAAGACTAAAATTGATTGCACTGAAGAAACTCTAATGAAAGATGCCTGTTCCTATTTCACTGGTTCATCACTTGAAATAGTTTTGATTGAGGGCGAAGTATTTAATGTTGAAGCAAAAGGCTACTATGTTATGGAAGCTGGATATTATAGAAGTATTCAATAAGGATATATTATGAACGAAGTTATGAAAACTGAAATACAGTGTATTGCTAGTGATCTTGATAGCATTATAGAAAATGCAAAAACTATCATGGAAGATGCTGTACGTGGCAACGATATTCAAGATTTGGATGATGATAAAATAATTTCACATCTCCAAGAGCATTTAGTTTATTGTAAGCACGAGGCTGATAATATAAAAGATCAACTCAAAGCCACTCAAGAACTTTTGTTAAAGCTTGTTGACGAAGATGAAATCTCTGAGATAATGGCTAAAATTAATCCATGTTATGTGGCCTAAAAAAAGACTTGACATCAAGTTAAACTTATGCTAATATGATGGGGTAATAAGGAGAAATATTATGAATGATTCGATTGAAAATCTTCTGGACGATATCAAAGCGTCTTATGCTGAACTAAAGAACTGGTCAAACGGTGATCCAGAAATCCGTAGTAATATGATTACTACATTTAACGAAGGTCTTAAGTTTAAAGTAGGCAAAAAATATATTAAGATTATGTCTGGTGGTTCTGTGTGGGGCTTTGTAGTCAACACTGAAAACGACAGTAAGTTTAAAATCGGAGATATTTTAAAGCCAGCGAGTTGGGCGAGTCCTACAAGAAATTCCGCACGTGGTAATATCGTAAACGGTGATTATAGTGTTTCTTGGACAGGACCACATTATCTAAAATAATCACCTAGTGTAGTAAGTGGACTTATGGTTAGTCATGGCATCTTACTGCACATCTTTTTACTTGACATCAAGTTAAATAAATGCTAATATAAAATGTAACCAAGAGAAAGTGATTCTAAATGGCATACATTACCCAAGAAATGAAAAAAGAACTTGCTCCAGCAATCAAATCTGTTTTGAAAAAGTTTGGAGTTAAAGGTACGATTTCTATTAATCATAACACTTCTTTAAATGTGAACATCAAAGAAGGTGATATCGATTTCATTGGCATCTATAATGCTGAAGCAAAAAAACAAGTTGAGCGTGGTAACATAAGCTGGTATGGTAGAAAGATTACCACTGGCCATTACCAAGAAAATCCTTATCGGGTTTACGAACCTTATGATCGGGAGTTGACCATTGTAGAGAAGTTTATTAATGAACTTCAAGTTGCAATGCGGGGAACTATGTATTACAATAATGATGATATCATGACTGACTATTTTGATAGTGCTTACTTCATGGGTATCAACATTGGTAAGTGGAATAAACCTTATAAACTTACAGAAACCTCTTGACATTAAGTCAAGAGTATGCTAATATGATTCTGTAAGGAGAGAAAAATAAATGATTCATGTATCAAGTAACAAAACTATTTTGACTGACTGTGATGGCGTTCTCCTTGATTGGGAGTACGGCTTTGACTCGTGGATGCATCGGCATGGCTATTCAATAGTCGAAACTGGTGTCTACGACATTAACGTTAAGTATGGCCTTGAAAAGGCTGAGAGCAAGAAGCTAGTTCGGATGTTTAACGAGAGTGCTCAAGTTCGGAAGATGCCACCTTTACGGGACGCAATCAAGTATGTGAAGAAGCTTCATGAGGAACATGGATATGTATTCCATGCCATTACTAGTTTGAGTGATGATCCTTATGCCCAGCACTTACGGACTAAAAACCTTCGGGAGTTGTTCGGAGATACTGTTTTTGAGCGGTATGTCTATCTCGACACTGGTGCCGACAAAGATGAGGCTCTGTATCCTTATGCTGGTAGTGCGTGTTTGTGGGTTGAAGACAAGCCAGAGAACGTTGACCTTGGTATTGAGTTGGGGTTAGATGGTGTCCTGATTGGACACGAACACAACTATGGCTATAGTGGTAAAGCTCCAGTAGTTTATGGCTGGAAAGAAATTTACGAAATGTTAACTTAAGGGTTGACATTAAGTTAAACGTATGCTAATATGATTCTGTAATCAGAAAAAGGTTTATTATGACATCTATGACACAACTTGCCGCTAACGAACATTTTACAAATCAAATGGAAAAATTCAATGAAGTTAGGCACACTGAAGGTCTAAATACTACATGGTCTATCTATGAGGTATCTGATGTGTATGCTGAAGCGGCTATTAAAACGGCTGGTAAGAAAGTTGTTTATGAAACCGTTGATCTAAACGCAAGTGATGAAGAAGTTGCGGCTGACCTTCTTGATGGTGGTCACAGGTCTTCAGCAGTATATTCTTCTTTTGTTGGTGGAGATACTTGGTTAGATTTATGGAAAGCGGCTGAGAGTGTTATTAAACAATCTGGAACACATCATTCTTTTATTGAAGACTTCACTATGAATGACGATGGAACTATAGAGTTAACAACAGGTTCTTAAGGAGAACATTATGAAACACTCACTAGCATTTTTGATGGTCTTAGGATTTTGTAGTCCAGCCCATGCAAGTGACGTAACTAATATTAAAATTTACGATCACACTAAGCTTGTGACTCAATCCGTTCCAGTAACTGAACGTAGATGCCAAGATGTAAACGTTCCTATATATCAACAAAGCCAAGGCGCAAGCGGTGGAGATCTGTTGGCGGGTATACTGCTAGGTGGCTTACTAGGAAAGGCCGCTACTAAAAAAGATAAAGGTGCGGCGGCTGGTGCAGTAATTGGTGGCATCATTGCAAACGAGAATGGTAAGAAGACTAGGGTTACTGGATATAAGACTGAAGTACATTGTAACGATATCACAGTATACCAGAACAGTAATATAGAAACTTATAGTCATTCAACTATTAGGTTTTTTCTAAATGGCAAGCGTTACAACGTTCCATTCCAAAAATAAATATCTTAGGGAGATATATAATAATGTCTAGTGAAGTTCACATTAGAAAAGGCTTAATAAAATATTACGAAGGTATCATTGGATTAGCAGAAGCTAATGTTAAGATATACTTTGAGAACTCAGTTGGTATCGGAGAACATTCTGATATTCTTGAAGCAGTAGATAGCGAACTCGACAAGATTGCTTCCGCTCAAGATAAGATTGATGTTCTGGAGCATCATTTTGGTCCAAAGGAATATAGTTTTGGCTAGTATATCTCTTACTGATGATGCTAAGAAATATATGAAAGAAGTCGGAAAACCAAACGTATCACTAGCCGTAAAGGGTGGTGGTTGCGCTGGTTTCCAATATGAGTGGGGTGTCACAGATAAAGACGCTACCATAGAAAACCTTTGGCTTGATCCTATGGCTGAGATGTTTGTTTTTGGTTGCACTATAGACTATGTGAATGAACTTGGTGGATCTTATTTAAAAGTGGTTAATCCAAATGCCACAGCCAGTTGTGGGTGTGGAGAAAGTTTTGGAGTTTAAAAAGGAAATAAAATGTTATTCGGTTTAATGCTAGGTTTGTGGGCGGCAGAGAATGAAGAGTTCTTTACTGTTACACAGGAAAATGCTAACAATGGTTACACGTGGGAAGTTATTGAAGGTTGTAGAAAACCTCATTATCGCAATGAAGTCTATTTAGAAGACGCTAATGGAGACGTGTGCTACGTCCAGACCCCACCTTCTACAAATTAATAGTTATAGGTTTCTTAGCTCAACTGGATAGAGCAACTGCCTTCTAAGCAGTAGGCTACTGGTTCGAGTCCAGTAGAGACCACCAGAGCCGTGTGCCAGTTGTTCTGGCTCTAGTTGGGGGGCAATCCCCAATGATTTGAAGTGGTGTCACTACCACAAAAAAATAGCCCCCTATCTGGGTTACGACTACGCTACAGAGATAGCGGAAAGCTGGGTGCCAGTGATTTAAGTTGGGAGTTTCGTGATAACCAAACGGCTCCCAACATCTCTTTTATCCCAAGTAATAAAGTGTTATAAATACAATGAAACAGTAGAGTAGAATCTTATGCAATCATTCCTTAACTATTTGAACGAGACCGTTGGATCAAAGGGTCTTCAGTATGAATTAAAAGTTCATACTGCAATGAAAAGCGCAAAGATAAGAGGATTGAATGTAGGAGATAAGCCCGGTGCTGGTTTTAGCAATCAAGGTGCTGGTGATATAGAAGCAACTTATAATGGTAAACCATTTAATATAGAAATAAAAGCATCAGCAAAAGATCAAATGGGTGGTGGATCTTTTCGATACGATATGGCATCGGGTGTGTTTAGTCCTGTTGGAGATAAATTTGATCCTGACGATTTAGATGTTATGTTTAAAGCGGCTAACTCTAAAAGAAGTGCCATTAATGATTACATTAAAGCGGCAAGAAAAACAGAGCCAAGAGAGTTTACTAAACATATATCTGGAGTTCCTATAAAAGTATCTACTGAGGCAAGAGGCGAATTAAAAAAACAAGGTCTTACTGGCAAGATTGCTACCAATATTAAAATGTCAACGAAGTTTATTGTTAATCACTATAATAAAAAAGGTGTGTACTATATTCAAGTTGGTGGGGCTGGTCTATTTTACATGGGAAAAAATCCTTTGAGATTAGATGTTCCAGAATTAAAAGCAGAAGTTCAAGTTGAAATGGGACTTAGATTTGCTGGTAGTAAGTTATTCTTTAACACTGAACCTGAGAAAACTCCAGCAAGAGCGGCTGGTCTTAGATTACAAGGAAGAATGTTGACCAAAGCAAAGAGTAAATATAGTTTAGATAATGCTGATGATCTTAAAAAACTATTTCCTGAGGGATTAAAGTAATGCAAAATTTTTCTTCATTCATAGACGAACTAGTAGATGGTGTAAAGGTATCTGATCCTATCAGGGAACAGTATATCGAAGCGCAGTACGAAGAACTATTAGAGAAACTTATTACATTTGGTGGTAAAGCCTATCCTAAGTTTGGTAACGTGGTTATCATGGCTGGTGGTGCTGGATCAGGTAAAGGTTTTGTGAAGGATACTCTGGTAGGCATTGAAGGTTATACTTTTGATGTAGATGAACTAAAAAGACTTGCAGTTGCTTCTCCTATGATTCAAAAGCGTGTGAAGAAAGACTTAGGTAAAGACATAAAAAAAATAGGATCTAACTTAAGCAATGAAGACAATGTTGGTAAACTTCATGCTATTGTAGGTGACTATTTAAATCTTGATGATAGGCGAATGAAGACTTTGTATACTTCTATAATGACTGCGCCACCTGATAGAAAACCTAATATAATATTTGATGTGACTTTAAAAGACTTGCAGAAGTTAGAGAAGATTACACGACAAGTATCTGCTATCGGATATCCTAAAGAGAATGTCCACATTGTTTGGGTGGTAAACGATATTGAAGTTGCAAAGACACAGAACAAAGACCCTAAGAGAGGACGTGTAGTTCCCGCAGATATTCTAGTGAATACTCATAGAGGGGCTTCTGCTACTATGAATGATATTCTCAATATGGGTAAAGGTCTACGTAAATATATGGATGGAGACATAGCGTTTGCATTTAATAAAATTGGTGTTGATAGCAATCTTGCTAAGTCAGGTAAAGGTGGACAGTATGTTGTAGATGCGAACTACTTCTATGTCAAACGTAGAGGTAAACCACCGACACCAGTAGCAAAACTAGAAAAAGATATCCGTATGAAGATTACTAAATATGTTCCTAAAGGAATTGATTGGTAATGCTGTCATTCAAACAACACTTAACAGAGGCACAGTGTGACCTGATAGGCATGAAGCAGATACAACAGTTCGAAAAGATTGTTGATCAACTGTTTAAGAAGTTTGATATTGACTTCAAGTTCACCAGACACTTTGCTGATCGTATGAGTGATGAGCGTAACAATCCTTGTATAACGCTCAAAGAACTAGCAGAGTTCATTAAGAAGATCTATGCAAAGCAGGGCAAGTCTCTGAAGGGCATAGCGGGTGCTGAAGCTGTTGTGAAAGACATTCAGAAAGACTTGAACATTCCTGTTGCAGTCACGTATGACCAACGTAATGATGAGTTTGATGTTGTGATGAAAACAATAATGCGTAAGAAAAACTTCAAAACGCCAAACAAAATCATTAGATATTAAGAGGAAACAATCATGGCATTTGTAAATGTAACTAATGGTGCTGGAGCCGCAACTGGTTGGCAGTATAATAACTCACCATCAGACCCCGGAGCAACTAGTCCACTAAGACCATTGTGGCAGAAGCAAACCAATGGTATTAGGACTGATGGAACGCACAAAGTTTATACTGAAGTGCGTAAAACTGGAGAAACAGCCCTTCGTGGAGAGTTAAGTAAAACTCATTGGGACTCTAGAACTTAAAAATAACACTTGACATGAAGTTAAACTTATGCTATCTTATAGGAGTAATAAGATAGAAAGCGAATCATTATGCAAGCGCAAGTTATGAAAATCGACATTGACAGTTTTGAAGGTTCTATTCCAGTAGGGTATGATCTTGTTGAGTATGAGAAGGGCGAAAATCCATTGCTAGAAGGTATGATTCTCTATGGTTTCGATGAAGTAGAGAGCATGGGATATAAAAACCCACAACACGCTTTTGTTAAAACTGATCCTATGGATATGGTGTAATAATGATACAGCGGATAGAAGACATTCATCAACCATTAGAATCTGCCAAACTTGACATGGGAGATATGCTTGAAGGACCATCTGAAATGGAAAAGCAAGTTTTAATCTGGATCAAGGCTTGTCAAAATAATCTCAGTCAACTATTAGTTGCCCAAGAGAAAGATCCTTCTGATCAAGGCCAAAGGGCTGTTTGGGCCACTGAAGGTATGATCGAAGACTTTCAAAAAGAACTCAAGTGGATACGGAGTATATAATGAAAAACTTACTAGAAAATTATGTATACGGAATTATTATTGTTGGTCTTATTTTAATGTGGACGATTGGTATGGTAAAAGGCTGGTGGTAAATTACAAAACTAGTTATTCAGACTTCTTTAAAGCTATAGAATATGCTGTTGATATATGTTATCCATCTGAAGCCATTCCCGTACTTGGTATGGGGAGTGGCACAGATAGTGGAACTATAGCAACGGCTCTTCATGCTTCTAATAAAAAGTTCACTCTATGTTGCGTGGAAGGTAATGAGAACCTTGATGTTTTACATGATAGAATAAAATACTTAGATGTTCCAACAAAAATTATCCCAGATCAAACAGATGCTGAAGTAAATGAAGCATGGGATGATATGGAAAAGGCTGGATTTACTGATGCTGAATTTGGTAAGTATCGACCTCAAAGTCATTTCATTTTAAGTAAACATATACCTAACTCATATCTATATTCTGGATTAGGAACTGACGAATTTTATACTAATAACTTTATGTTACTATGTGAATTCATGCATTATTCTCATAGAGCCTATAATCATTTTAATATACAGACAATATTTCCTTTGCTAAGAAATGAAGTATTCTTGGAATTTTATTTGCTTCATCCTGATATGAGAGCAAACTACAAACAACCGTTTGAAGAATATATGAGATCTAAGAACTTTGCTGTAGACGAAACCAAAAAGAATTTTAGTATACAAAAAGGTCGATATCCAAATTCTATGAATGTTAGGGGTTGACATCAAGTTAAACGTATGCTAATCTATAAGAGTAATAAGGAGTGATTCGAATGAAAATTAAAGGTGCAATGACTGTTCTCAATAAGCGGAGTGAATACTTCGGTAAGAGCTTCGATTGGTTAATTGAGAATATGGACAATGGAAACTACATTGGTCAACCTCATAAAGTTCTTGTAGCATATGAGGTATATAAAATGTCTCAGGGCTGGCACTGGAAAGGCACTGAATTTGATACATGGGTGAAGGAGTAATTTGAAATGCCAAGTATGATGCCCACACCAGAAGAATTAAATGCACGAATTAAAGTCTGGGATGATCTAGTTGCTATGGCAGATGCTGTTATTGATGCAAGTGATAAGTATGAGGGTATGATGCTGGCGTGGCGTAATGAGTGCGTTAAACGTCACGCTACGTCTGGGATGATAGAGAAAATAAAAGAGCGGTATGCTGAAATAGATTCTATAAAGAAAGAGAAGTAGTTGCTCTACAGTAGACAGGCACTACCGATTGATATAGCAGTCCCTATTGACTACCGAAAATATAAAGAATTTAGGGACACTTACTACGATTGGATACACAGTTCAAATCAACCCGTGAAGGGCGTAGATAACACTGCGCCTGTTGTCGTATCTGGGGTAACAGATGCGTTTAATCAACTGTATGGACTGTATAAGACTATAGGAATATTTAAAGGCGAGTATGGTTATCATCAATTAGTAAACAAGAATGTAACTTACGATTTGACTAAGGCTGATTGTATAGTTGTCAGCCATCCATTCAGTGCTACGGGTAACTGTGCCATGGAACTACTAAAGATTGCCGACAAGTACAATAAACCTATATTCGTAGATTGTGCATTTTTTGGTATCTGTGGTGGCATAGATTTTGACTTCTCAAAGTTTAGAAACATTCACAGCGTATGCTTTAGTCTTTCCAAAACTTTTGGGACAGGGTTGCACAGGGTTGGTATGCTGTTCACTAAAGATAACTTCCCTTGTAAACATTACGACAGATGGCACTACCCATTAATCACACAGGCAAACCTACATCTTGACTTGATTTTAAATAGATCCCCTGATTGGGCATATGATACATATAGAAATGCACAACTAAAAGTATGCGAAGAATATAACCTTATACCATCAAGTACTGTGATATTTGGTTTGGATTACTTTAATAGATATAATGATTGTAAACGTGATGATGATATTAACAGAGTGTGTATATCTGAAATGCTAAACCCAAACGTGAAAAAGTTTTTTCAAAATATAGAGAAACAGTAGTGACACAATGACTTGGTATCCATTCTTTCCACATCACAATCATCATAAGTTAGGAACTGTTGCTTCCTTATATCTTAATCAAGATAAAACTCTTATTAAAAGACGTTACATTAATGGTGGGTTGTCGTGTAGTGGAAATCGAATTGATAAGAAAGAGTTGTTTTTACATAGACGATGGAAATCAGAAGTGACATATATGAAGATGTTTCAAGATATGCCATGGACTCCTAGACTTGTGGATTATAATGAAGAAGATCGTTCAATTACATTAGAGTATTATGGGCCAGATTTACTACAACAAAACTACAGTGGAATGAATATAGAAGATCAAATTATAGATGTTTATAGATACTTCAGAGATGTTGGTGTTTACAAATACAACGGTGCCAAAGCCAATATGAGTAGAAATGGTAATCAACTTATCATATTTGATTTTAAGTGGATGAGTAAACGGCGGCAGAGGTTTAAACAATGCGCTGAATATGAGATAGATACTTGGCTATCAAAGATTAATCACGATCTGATTCCTATATTGAAAGAGACAATATGATAGATGAAAAAGTTTTAGGTAGAGTAGCTGAAACAGGTTTTGCTATGATCAAAAGTAAAATAGATGCAAAAGAATTATTAGAGAGTTTCAGACCTAAACAAATAGAATGTAAGTCTTGGCTAGTGCAAGAGATATCCAATGTTAATATGAACTGGAAGAAAGTTCTTGTATTAGGGAGTTGGAACTCTTTACTCTTATATGAACTTATGTCAACACACTGTGACGTTGAACACTTTGACTTTTTAGATAATAATACAGATTGTCACAGGGACAGAGATATTTACTTTGAAGTTAACAATTTATTTAAAAACTATAGCAGTATCACTATGGATGCTACAAAGTTTTCTGACCATCAATCTTATGATTTGATAATCAATACTAGTTGCGAACACATGAAGGATATACCAGCGGTGTATGGACCTACGTATGCTCTACAATCTAACGACTATAGGGCTATAAAAGATCAGCATATAAACTGTGTCGATAGCGAAAATCAATTAGCTAAACAGAATAATTTAACTCAGACACTTTATAAAGGTAGGAAAAAACTAGATAACTATACAAGATTTATGGCTATTGGGTATTATTTCTAACATTTACCAATCTAAACAAATCTTCATCGTCTTTTAATCTATCTACAGTAGTTCCTGATTGATGAGCAACAGTGGTTCCTATACTAGGATCTATTACAGAATGTACTGGTGCCAACTTTCCCATATATCTCGCATGAGGTAACCCATATCTACTTTGCTCTTTAACTTTAAAGTAGCCCAACAAGCCATCAACTAAAGTCATTGGTCCAGTAACAGGATTATTTGATACGTGATCTAATATTTTTTGGCAGAACACTGGATGAAACATCACTGCTTCCATAGCGTGTTGCCCGAAATACTGAACTTGTAAATTTGGATTAAAGGTTATAGGGGCTGGATTTTGTAACCATGCATCATGTTCTAAAATCAATATAGGTTTTTTCTCAATCGCACATTTTTTCCAAAGACGATATTGACTATAGAAACAAGCTTTCTCAGTATCAGTAAGTTCTGCACCATTTCCTCTTTTACCAAAAGTTAATCCTGATTGTTGAGAGAGAGTGTTTGGTGTGACAGCATCCCAATATCTTAAATTAAACCCCATCCAAGATTTAGAGCAATATTGTGCATATGCTTCAGATATATCATTACCTTTGACTCTTATCATTATAGTTTTAAAATTTTCCATTTATTTCTCTCACAAGGGTTGACATTCACCTCTATTTATACTATAAAGGTAGTAGGTAATAAAGAAAGTGATTCGATATGAAAT